GCTTTACAATTGGTTTAACGACAAGCCGGAATTATTTAAAGTAGTATTACTTGGCTGCGTGGCTTTGAACTGTGGCAAATAATGCAACGGTTCAAACTTAAACCGATTAACAGACATCGAAGAATTAACAAAACAATTAACAAAAGAGGGTTTATGAATACTTTATTAATAATGAATTTATTCCTGTACGCGAATTCTCCGCAAGCTGGTGCTGGTGCTGGTGCTGGTATGAGTGTAGCAACAGAGAAGTTTCAAACTATCGAGCAATGCGAAACAGCTAAAAAAGCTTTTATGAATATGAGGGTTTCCGCTAAAGAGTTAGGCGCTTACACACATCACAGTGTAAGTATTGTTCGTAAGGCTGAATGCGTAGCTTTAAACGCATCAAACTAACAAGTCGGCAAGTCGGTATTGGTCTGCCGGTCTACGCTGGTGTTGAACGGTAAGTAGCTCTTACAGGTTCCGGGTTCGAATCCCGGTCGGCAGACCAATACCGATTGGAAAACCCCCGCTTTACTTTACCGCACCACCTGTTAAACTGTAAGTCATCGAATTTTAAATGGTCATGTAATGGACGCAACATTCTTAGCGGAACGCATAACACAAACTAAGCTAGTTATAATAGCTTACGAAGACGCGATCCTAGCTCTTACTGGCGCGGGGGCAATTGAGGAATACATGCTCAACACCGGGCAGAGTATCCAGAAAGTTACGCGATCAAATCTAAAAGAATTAAACGACACGCTAGACGGCTTGTATAACCGGCTTTGCACGATGCAAGCTCGCCAGACGGGCGGCGGCGTAGTAATAGGTAGACCCGCATGGTAAAGCCAAGATACAGACAAAACCTCGACGGCACATTCGTCGAAGTCGGACTCACACCTGAAAAAATGGGCGACTTATCCCCAGATTTTAACAAGATTGAAGCGTCCGGCGGATATGCGCCAGCGGTTAGCAGCTATTATGGCGGCGAAAAGTTCCCCACCGGCTTTGGTGCTACACAACTATTCACTGCGGACTATTGGACGTTGCGCGAACGCTCCGGCCAACTATTTACCGAAAACTTGTACGCTAAAGGCCTGATCCGTCGACTTATCACAAACGAAATTAACACCGGGCTAACCCCCGAGGCAATGCCAGACGAACAAATCATCGGCGTACCAGAAGACAGCCTCCAAGACTGGACCGAGACAACCGAAAACCGATTCGCTATCTACGGGAAAAACCCGAAGGTCTGCGACTGGAAGCACCAAAAAACATTTGGCGGACTGCAACGCGCGGCCCGCATGGAAGCATTAGTAAGCGGCGACGTACTCGTCGTTATGAGAATATCCCAGCGCACTAAATTACCTACAGTACAACTTATTAGCGGCTCGAAAGTCCGCACACCACTAACCGAAAAATTGCGCAAAGGCCACACCATTAAACACGGTGTTGAGCTTGATAGCCTTGGCAGAGTCGCAGCCCATTGGGTGCGCGACGACGAACTCGGAGACGCACAACGAATACCGGCATTTGGTGAAAAGTCAGGCCGTCGGGTTTCTTGGCTGGTATACGGCACAGATAAACGACTCGACGCAGTACGCGGCGAGCCTATACTCTCGATAGTGTTGCAATCATTGAAAGAGGTGGACCGATACCGGGACGCCGTACAACGTAAAGCCGTTGTTAACTCAATCGTTGCCATGTTTATCAAGAAGGGTGAAAACAAAATGGGTACGCTGCCGGTAACAGGCGGCGCAGTCAGAAAAGATCAAGCAGCAGTTTACGACGGGACCGACACAGGCCGCACGCTCAACCTAGCAAGCCAGCTACCGGGCGTTGTTATGGAAGAACTACAAACAGGCGAAGAGCCGGTCCTATTAGGCGGCCAAGGAACTGACATAAACTTCGGCGCGTTCGAGGAGGCGATCATTCAGTCAGTGGCATGGGCTAACGAAATACCGCCTGAGATTTTACGCCTAGCGTTTAGTAATAACTACAGCGCCAGCCAAGCGGCTATAAATGAATTTAAAATATATTTAAACAAAATCTGGGCCGAATTTGGCGAAGAGTTTTGTATGCCAATTTATGCAGAGTGGGTGATCAGCGAAGTATTACTCGGCAAAATTTCAGCCCCCGGCCTTGTTGAGGCGTGGCGCGACCCAGAACAACACGACGTCTTAGGCGCTTGGCTCGCAACAGATTGGTACGGCTCTATTAAACCGTCGACCGACATGGTGAAACAAGTTAAAGGTGCAGGCCTGTTGATAGACAGAGGATTATCGACCCACGCGAGAGAATCCCGCGGAACGACTGGCACTAAGTTTAGTAAAAACATAAAACGCCTTAAACGTGAAAACGAACAACTAGTCGAAGCACAGCGACCTATTGCAGAGTTTAAAGCAGAATTTGCCACAGAGACCGAAGCAGAGGTCATGGAAGCATCAGCAACGGCCAAGGATGAACTAGAAGCAGTGATCGACGATTATTTAGGTGATAACCATGCTGAATAAAATCGGCGCAGCAGTAAAAGTAATTTTAACCGACCTTAAAGTCATTAAGGCTAACATATCTGCGTTGCAAAACCTACCCAAGCCGAAAGACGGCCATAGCCCAGACATAAACCTAATAATTGACAAAGTACTCGCGAGAATACCAGCACCGATACCCGGCAAAGATGGCACTAGCCCAGACGCCGACGCGGTTGCGTTTAAAGTGCTGGAACAAATACCCAAACCGAAAGACGGCAAACCGGGCAAAGACGCCACAGCACCCCCACTGACCGATATTGTTAACGCAGTATTAGCAGAAATACCAACGCCGAAAGATGGCACTAGCCCAGACGTTGACGCAATAACAAACATGGTGTTGGCTAAAATCCCAGCGGCGCAAGAAATAACCGCGCAGGAAGGCAAACAAGGCAAGCAGGGCAAAGCAGGCGCGGGTATTACAAAAGTTAAATTGGAAAAAGGCAACAAGCTGGCAGTATGGATCGACGGCGTCCGCAGACTTGTGGGCACGGTTGACATACCCAAACCGGCGGCCTCTTTTACCCCGAACAGTGGCGGGGGTAGTGGTGGCAAACCAACCCCGACGCTACAGCAAGTAACAGATAAAGGCAATACGACAGACAACCCCATAATATTGCAAGACAAGAACAAAGCGGGGCGCGGCCTCATAGGGGCCGACGAGAACTTCGGGGTATTACTAGCAGGGCGAGATCAAAGCCTAGAGAGAACCCCCGTAACCATTGACGGGTCGACCAACCTCTTATCGTCTGAGCAGTTAGCGGTAGTTTTTAACGGTGCAGCTAACGGCGACTTTTTACGCCTAACAACAAAAACAGACATTAACGGGCAAGACGTGTTCCTAGTTGGCTCCACCCCACTAGACGTCGTAGAGTACTCGGAAGAATTTACTAACAGTGGGCCGGATACGACGCTTACGAGTAGCTATCAAGAAATCATAGCAGGGACCACGGCCAACCAATACCGCACCGACACGTCGCAAGCGATAACGACATTTAAACTATTTAATAACGACAAGAAAGACGCGGCAGAGGTGGAATTCTACGTCACAGTTAACGGCGCGCCACCTACTCCAGACGACTTGCAAATAGTGACAGTCCCGAAGGATAACGGCGAATATGTAGTTAACTTCGACGACACGGTACAAACAACTGTCAACCCGGGCGACGTTGTCAGCGTCCATGTACGACAACTGACTGGTAAAGACGGCGAAGTCAGCGTGTTATCGAGCGAATACACCACCATATTAACTATGGTGCAAAACGCGTCACTACAAAACGCAATACAGTCGTTTAGCTCTATCAGCAGTGGGGGCCCGATCAACGCCCGCAGATACTACCGCATAACTGAAAACGGAGTGTATAACCTGCCCCCCTCGTCGACATTATACGACGAAAACAACCCGTTTTTATTGGCTATAGCGAACGACGCAGGCGAACAGGTATCCATAAACATAGCTGTTGGCGACGTGTTAAAGACCACTAGCGGCGACGCGTTAACGTTGAACATACCCGCGGGCGCAACGTACATCCTTGCGGCGGGGTCAACCAACGAGTGGTTCATAGTATCCAGTTACGCCGACATACAGACAAAAGTAATTAAAAGCTTGCCACTGTCCCAGACAAACGCCGACTATGACGTGTCGCCTATTGTGAAACTTAGCGACACTTTCTCGCTAGGGTATATCAACGCAGAAGTAGAACTGAATTTTGAAGCAGCCAGCGACGCGCAAAACCGCTCGGTAGTAGTGGGTTTATTTATCGACGGCAACCTAATCGACGAAGAATTCTCGCTTGAACCAAAGGACTCAAGCAATAACCCATACTCACATAAAAAGATAGATTACAATTTTACGACAGGCAGCCACACGATAGAAGTCAGATACGGCAAAAGGGGTGGAGTGAGCTCCAGCTTTGTGGAAGTTAAAAACGTTAGAATTTTTGTAAGGCCGCTATAATGAGCACTTTTATATACACCAACCCAGACATAAGCGACGCGCGCACACTGTACACTTGCTTGCTGGCGGAAGGTGTGAGCGATGCAATAGTAAGCCTTAACGGCGAACTAAAAATATACACAGAAACAGCAGGCCAGGACGAATGCGACCGAGCCGTCGCGGCCGCAGCGGTAGGGACGCTAGAAAGCAACCGCGCCGCACGACTCAAAGAATTATCAGAAAAGTCAGCAGAGATATCGGCGCTCGGCGTACCGTTCGGAGATGATTTTTTCCCGATAGATCAAACACGCTTCGATTTTTCGTACTATCAGTCGCTAGTGTCCACTACCGAACGGCGACCGAGCGTGCTGCCTTTCAGTTTAGAGACAGTGGGGCGCGGCATAACGGTGTTACCAACCTTGCAGGCTGTTACAGACCTTGCAGACGCGGCGACGGACAGGTTAAGGTACATATACTTAGAGCAACAAAACGCGGATCTATCTTTCGGCGAGATAGGGTATATAATAGCAATTAAAACAGCGACCAGCCAAGCAGAGCT